ATGAATCAAGAGTTTACTTTCCCTAAAGGCAGTAAGAGCAAAAGCTCCAGCGATCCTTTTGAAGATAGTTTCGTTCAAGAATACTTCAAAAACCCTTCCGCAAATCTATATTTGAAAAAGCTGTTAGGTTGCAACGATAAAATATTTCTCACCAATGCGGATGTAGATAAACTCAAAGAATCATACGATAAAGCACATGACATTAGAAAATTTGAAATAGATCTTTATTGGAAAAGAACAACTTATGTTTGGACATTAATTTCGGCTTTAATAGCTATCTCCGGTGCATTATTAGCTGCAAATTTTAGAATCTCCCCTTCCTCTACAGAAAATAAATCGCTTTTAATTTTAGTTGGCGTGATTGCAATAATTGGTGTATTCATAACCATTATTTCATCGAGAATCCTTAAGAGTGGAGAATACTGGCAAAAAAACTGGGAATATCATGTTAACATGTTAGAGCCATTATTTTCTGGTAGGCTATATGCTACTTTACTTAGTACCAATAAGGTACGTCACTCGATAACAACACTAAATCATTCGCTTTATTACTTTTTCTTGGGAACTTGGCTACTTTTAGCTGAAGGGATTTACATTGCCTTAGAGAAACCATCAAGCATAATCACGTTAGTAATTTTTCTTGCTGTATATAGTCTTCTTGTATATTTAGTGGCATGTTTCATAGACTTTAAAACAAGGAGAAAAGCACAAATTGTTATGGCAAACATTTCTCAGTGGGATCTTCAAATTATGAGTGAGCAAAGTGAACAAGAACAGAAAACTAAAAAATTTAGTTTCTATAAAAAATTAATCATTGCTAAAAATGTTCTTTGGATAATATTGCTGCTAATCTGGATGGCAATTTCAGCTATAATTCTGTTCTTCTTCATTACAAGATAAAAAAAGGGATACCATATGGTATCCCTTTTTTACTTACCGAATTTGTGTATATAGCTCTGAATCTCTTCTTTATCCGTCATAGTACCGGCAAGTAGTTCACTCTCCATTAAACGCCTTGTGTATAGCCCGTAACATAGCTTGTTAGGCTTACCGTGATGGTACTGAGAGCAGTCATAATAGTACTTACCATTGCTGTGTTCCCAACGTCCTTTAGAGTAATCTGGCTTCTTCTGAGAGACGTAACGCCATTGCAGTACTGCCTTACTTGCTTGTGCATAGTTACCTTCTGCAAGCCGCTTTTTTACTGTACTACTATTCGCTGCGTTTATACCTGCGTTGTATGCAAAATCCAGAAAACCTACAGTTGTTGAAACTGGCATTACTGGCAGGTTGTTCAGTACTAATGTGTACTTATAAAGTGTCTTATCAAGCAGAACATCACATTCTTTCTTTGTATACTCTTTCTGTATGGATTCTGTCATTTGTGGTACATAGCCATAACAAAGAGTTGTAATACCAACAGGATCTTTATACGGTGAGTAACTACCATTAGGATTCATCAATGGTAATCCTTCAAAGGTTACTACGCTTGTTCCAAACAGAAGTAGTACCCCTGCACTTATTCCCTTAATTGTGCTTTTTATATCCATCCATAGACTCCGTTTTTAATATCTTGAAGTCAGTTATATCAGTACAATCATGAATTTTTGCGTCCACCACTACACATTGAATATAACTAATTCCTTTCGACTCTGATTGTTTACTATTATGTTCAAAGAACAGGACAGAACCGATAACGATAACGATAATAAGTGCGACAACAATCTTTTTCATAAAAACCTCTCATTAAGTTAAAAAATCAGGAAGGGAAGTTATTTTCCTTTCCTGATATTATTTAGCGAATTAGTGCTAAAAAGAGGCTCAAATGAAATGAGTTTATTGTTCTTTTTTATCTTTGTAATACTTTCTGATTTTCTTGTACCATCCATATGAGAACTGTATGAACTTCACCAAATTCATCACGAACAAGAGTACTGCACCAATAGCGAGGATAATCGTAACCCATCCGCCTAATGTCACTCCAAAGAAAGCTAAGTTAGAGATTTGAGTACTTGTTATTGCTGCTGCAATGCCCTGATGTGTTAGTTGATCAGTGATACATGAACCGTATACTGTTATTGCTGTAATTACTTCTTTATCTGGTAGCATCCCTGCCCCCTGGTTAAAGGGGTAATAATTACCCCTGTATTTTATTATTGTTATCCACTGAATCAAGGTAGGCATTCACCCCATCACTTAGTTTTGAACTATATGCCGGATCGTTTAACCCCCTCCACCTTTGAACAAGTTTGTTATAATCGCCGCCATTTTCTGAATCTAAGATTTCAATGATCTTTTTGGCAATTGAGTTATATGTTTTTCTGAATTGTGGCGTACTACCCATAACGCCTTTCTTACCGTACCCAAAAGTAGGATCATCAGGACGTGCAGCCATTACTTTAGCTTGATCGATAAAGTTGTTAGCGTACTCAAGTTCTTCACTGGTGAAGTACTGCGAGTAACGTGAAACCATATCTTCCATCAAACTACCGGTAATCTGTGCAGGGCCATATGCAGTACTTGTACCGCCTACAGTACTATCCGGTTGGCCTGTACGTATCCACGGATCTTTAAGCCCGCCAGTTTCAGCATGAACAATACCGTTATACAACGCCTCGTTACGTAAGCTGATTTCTGGTGCAGTACTTTTCTGTGCCTCAGCTTGAGGTACTTCTACAGGCTGAGGTGTTTGAACAGGTTCAGGTACGGATTGGGGCTGGCTTACAGGCTTCTTAGACGATGTATCAATAGTACTTGCACCACGTCCTAATGCCTCTGCTGCTTCCATACTGCTATCAATCACCTTTTGGATCATAGGTACGTTTTTACGTGCAAGAGCTTCCATATCCTTCTGAGAAAGAGAGTTCCAGTATTGTACCGCCTGGTTGTAGGTATCAATATCAGCCTGGCTTGCATTACTGCCTGGTGCAGTAGTTTGAGATACACGTTGTGCCTGTAGCCGCTGCATCTCTTTTTCAGCGAGAACATCAGTCATGTTCTTGCCCTTACTACTTTTCAGATAGCTTTTGAGTGCTAACGACTCTTGTACTTTTGCAGCGTTATCTGGCTTAGTTAACCAGTCAATGTACTGGCTCGCCTTGCGGTTAGTACCGCGTAAGCCGTCTACCACGCCTTCAGTGATCGCTTTTCTGGCTCCTGCTCCTGCAAGATGACCAGCAACATATCCGACAGGGCCATGTAGGACTCCACCGAGTACGCCTGACGCCCAACCGATACCGCCGCCTAAGTTGCCGTACCAAAAAGTGTTGCCAGGATCTTTAGGTTTTGCACGTAGCTTAGTAATATCAGCAGCATCTGACAGGGCACTATTGATAGATTGCTGAACAGGTGCATTTGGTAATTTACTGCCAGCGGCAATGAGTTCATCTGAGGCATTACTTTGTACATCGGAGTTACGTAGTACTTTGGCAAGAGTACCAAAATTTATTTGACCAGAAGTTTCAGCTTTCTCTACTGCACGATTACGTACAGCAGTACTTAAACCCTGCCCTAATTTAACTGCATTCTTACTTACTGCTGGACTATCATTAGTTGCAATCCGACCAAGTACAGAATCTTTTACATTATTAGTATTAAATTCACCAGAAGTTGGATTGAAGAGTTTGTTTTCAGCAGCCTGTTCATTAGGGTCATTGGCAATTTTACTTAGTACTGATTTCTTACCAATAGCATTTACGCCATCACCATAAAACTCATCAGCTTCACGATATAGGCTACCGGCAGTAGGGTTAATACTACTGATCGTTGCATCCGCTTCCTGTTTCAATCCTGATAGTACTTCACGTATAGCATCTCTACTGGTGTAATCACCCTGACGAAATGCAATGTCTGCTTTATTAGTAAGTGTTCTCTTCCATTTATCCAGGTCTTGAATATTATGTAGATCGGCTTTGTTGAAGTTCTCAAGAGTTCTGCGTACTTCTGGACTAAGATTCACATCTCCCATTCTTTCATTTTCATCGAGATGGTACTGTGCTACCTGCTTAGTACGTGGCATCTTGAGTTGTCCAACCTGAGCTTGATCCAGTAATTGCTGTGCTTCATTCGCCCGTGCTGTATAGAGCTTTGACGCCTCTTTATGAAAATCATTACCTAACGCAACGCCTGCATTTTGAAGCGTATCTGGTGAGACATTCACATCATCTATTGCACCTTTGATTGCATCGCCCGTATCAGTAGCCGCATTACGTTGTGACCAGATTGAATCATCTTTGTTGAGTGCCCTACGTTCAGCATTGATATAACGACTACCTGTATCGTTGAACACCTGAGAAGGTACAAGTAATGAGTTACCTGCATCATCAGTAGTTGCAGCAGTAAACGCCTTCTGTGCTTCAGCACGTGCAGTAGGATCTGCAATGTTACTTTGAGTAATGTTCTGTACTGTATCTGGATTCGTTTTATCGCCATATCTGCGTAACATGGCTGCATCTTTAGTGATACCAAGTGCAGGTATATCTAACCCTAAATCAGCCAGTTTGTTACCGATACCAGAACCTAATGCAGTTACGCTTTTTACAAGATAAGGTGCTGCTGCACCACCTGCTGCCCCAAATCCAGCACTTGTAGCCAGTTCACGGCCATTAAAAGCATCGCCAACAGTTTTATCACTTGCCGCTGCATCTGCTGCCTGACCAGCTAAAGTACTTCCAGCGGTTAATGCAGCCCCGATACCCAAGCGTGCCAGTAGGGATGTGCCGCCTGTAACCGGTATTGTTGCTGCAAGTGTTGAGTACTCTGCAAGATCCTTTGCATCTTTACCCATCGCCAGACTACCCGCCAGATCAACTTCATCCATTGGGTACTGTTCAGGGTTCTTAGCCTTCAGTACCTGAGCCTGCGGTAAGTACTCTTCAATTTGTTTTCTACGTTCCTGAAAAAGTTCTTCTTCATCTGGATTACGATTTTTACTTTTTAGTTCTTTGTACTGCCCTGCGTAATCAAAGCTTCCAGCACCTTGTAAAATTGCTGAATTTCTGTCAGAAAATTTTTGAAGTAGAGAACGATTATCAGCACCCGTTGGAGAACCTAATGATCCTTCCGCTGCGGCCTGATGTAGTGCATTTTGAGCATTAACTAACTGAGCATCGATAGTACTGGCAGTATCAGAGGTAGGTAATGCATTTGCGGTAAAATCATTATAGACAGTACTTACATCATCACCATTCTGTTCAACTTGTGGACGAATTACTTTATTAAAATAATCTTCCGCAATTGCACGTTGTGTTTCAGGTGTCTCGTTTAGAAAATCCTGACTGTTTTTTATTTCTGACCATGACTTAGCCATATATTCACCTTATTATTAAAATTATTTTTAGGCGGCTATTAACCGCCTTTTCAGGATGATTAATAGCCGTACTTGGAACCGAAATTAGTACTTGAAGAACTGGATTGAGCAAGTGCAGTACTCACAGGTTGACCACGCTTAGTTGCGTTGAACTGTGTTGTATATGCCTGAATCTTTTCCAGTGAGTTCTGTAGTGCTTCAGGAGAAGTTTTATCGAGACGCGGCATAGCTTTAAAGTACATATCTGCTTCTGCTTTGGTATTGATACCCGAGGCTCCCATTGCTTTAGCATTAGCAACACCACCAGTTAACATATTACCGTCAATACGTTGTGCTGCTTTGTATGCCTCACGTTCTGCATCAGAACCACGTAATGAACTGTTCCAGTCGGCTACAGTATCTGAGCGGCCTGCTACCTGACCGGTAAAGGTATCAACATTGCCTGCTTTGATAGCATCCTGAAGTTCTTTAATATCACCGCTCATCTGTGTTTCTGATGCACTTGGTAAACCACTTACTTCTTTGGCATCCAGTTGCTTTTGCATTTCTGGGCCTGCTGGCTTGTAACCTGTGAACTGACCTTTGCTGTTGAAGTTTGGTACTTGCCATACACCTGTACTGTCTTTCTTAGGTGCGTATTCAGTACTGTCAGGCGTAACGTTACCTTGTGCCAGACGTTGTAGACGTGCAGCAGTTTGTTCTGTGACTCGTTGATCAGCTATAGAACGTTGGTTATCAATACGCTGAGTACCTAACTGTACCTGTGCCTGCTGCCACGGGGTTAGCTCTTGTTGTTTGAGTACTGAAGCATCACCAGTACTTTGATACTGCTGTACGCTGTCTGGTGTGTACTGGCGATACAGAGAATCACGGTATGCAGCCTTATCATTCCATGCCTGTTCTGCTTGTCTGTCTTCAAGCTGCTGTTGTCTTGCCAGCTTCTGCTGCTGAGTTCTGCTGATCTCCTGTCTACGCTCATCCATCGTCTGAGCGTATGCATTCATACCATGCTCAAAACCACCCTGATCACCGGCAAGTGAACTACCAAATGCTGATGCAGATTGTAAGAACGCTGGATTGCTGAATAGGTTTGCAAGATTATCCAGAAAACCGCCAGAACTATTAGTACTTTGAGGCTGTTCATCCGTTGAAGTAGTTTGAGGTGAAACACTTTGTGCATTTAAATCGTAATCATTATTAACAGAGTTACCAATGTTGTTAAAAACGCTTAGTGCTTGTTGTTGATCCTCTGGAGTACTTTCAGGATTTTGACGTAGCCAATTATCAAATAATGAAGCCATATTTTATTATCTCCGAAATGGGTTAGTACTGAACTGATTTGTTCCCAAGGCTTGAGTTAGTAATTGTTGTGCCTGAGAATAAGCAGTACTGGTAGGTGGCTGATAATTAAAACTGCCACTCTTTGTATGTAATGTTATTTGTGGTGCTTGCTGTTGCTGGTCTTGGTTTTGGCTTTGCTGAAGTCTGCTTATACCTTGCTGGATAAGCTGCGGGTTAATACCAGAACTACCAGATGAACCAAGACCAGCACTAAAATCTGGAGCAATACCAGAACCTGCACCACCGAGTACGGTACTTTGAGTAGGTGCATAGCTGAGTGCTGATGTACCTGCACCTCCTGCGATACCCTGTGAACCTGTACCTGCCAGTACTGAGCTGGAAGAAGGTGCATAAGCAAGGGAACTGCCAGCAGCAGAAAACGGAGTTGCTGATACTGAACCTGCACCGATACCACTCGCTCCCGCTGCACCTGAGAATGGCGTAGCAGATACGCCAGCACCAAAACCCGTCATACCTGATCCTGCTGAACCTAACCCAGCAGCACTACCAGTACCGGCTCCCGTTGATGCTGCACCACCTGCCGCCGTTCCAGCAGCCCCACCATAAGCACCGGCTGCCGCCCATCCTCCGAATATAGAAGCCACTACAGCCGCTGCTGTTTCTTGGGGGTGATCACCTACCCAACCTTTTATCCCAAAACCTTTTTGAAATAGATCCTGATCTTTATGCTCATTATGAGTATACAAATCAGTAAGTTCGTCCCAGCCCTTTGACGGATCGGTAACTAAGTCCTTACTGATTTTTACTGGATGAGATACAAGATCCCCTACCCGTTTACCAATTTCCCCTAAGAAGTTTCCCATGTGTAGTGCCCCTCTTAAAGTTTGCTGTAATCGACGATTAGGAATCCAGTATTCGGATCTGTACTGACAGCTTCAGGTTTCTTCTTAAGTACTTCCTGTGCAATAACACCTCGTGCTGGCTGATTACCGGCAAGTTCTTTCCCGCGTTTAGTCCATTCCCATTCATAGACGTTGTGACCAGCTTCAGTACCTACTTTCCTGATATTTTTCTTCAGGCGTTTATCAGAGAAACCCTGATAGATTTGTGAAGCAGCCGCCCCGCCAGATAGTAATGAGTTGAACAGTGAAGAACCGCCAGGTTGAGTACTGGAACCAGAGGTAGTACCGCCTAAGCCAGCAATAGAGCCAGATACAGGTAAGTAGTACTGAGAAATTAGGTTAGCCAGATAGTCACGATTACCAGTAGCATCAGTCTGTTGTTGTTGTTGAATGAGTGCAGATAGCTGAGAACTCTGTAGCTGTGGAGATAGACCATTCAGTACTGAAGACGCATAGTTACCACCCTGCGAGTACAACTGATTACCAGTACTGGCAGTGCCTGCAAGCCCTGCTAACTGCATGTTAGAGTTATTGCTTAAAGTATTAGCTGCGGTATTGATCGCGTTGTTGTATGCGTTGCCGGTTATGGTATTCGCGTTGTCTGCTTTCATTTGTGCAGCATCACGTGCAGCAATAGCCTGAGCCACGCCAGCACGCGAAGAACCCGCATTACCGCCAGCAACCGCATTACGATCAATGCCGGTAAAGGTTTGTTCATTGAGTGTGTTATCAATCTGACGGTTAGCAGCGTCGATCTGATTTTGTACTAAATCGTTTTTATAGAGACTTGATGCGGCATTTGCTATATCGCCAGTACTGTAACCAAGTCCACCATTTGCGGCATTCTGATAGCCAGATAATGCAGACTGTGCAGCACTGTTACCCTGACCAAGCAAACTGTTAGTAGTATTCGTTGCATCATAACTTACACCGTTTAAACCTTGTAAGTACTGGCTATAGATTGAAGACAGATCACCAGTAGGTGAAATGTATCCTGTTTTTTGAGCCTGGTTATACCAATCACTAACATCACCTAAAATATCTTTGAGGTTACTTTGTGCTGGTTTCCAAGGTTCTGATGATGATTTTTGTGTAGTAGTTTGAGAACCAGATTTGAATAGAGATCCCATCTTTATTCCTCCTTGAATTATTTTTTAAGGTACAGATAAGTCATCCCTATATCTTTACCGTCTTTTTTATATTGTGTAAGACTCCAGTTTATTTCTTTAAAACCTATTCGCTTAAGTACTTTCACAACATACTTTGTATGATCAGGTACTGAGGTGACGATTGTATCAAATGAAGAGATCTCAAAGATAAACGTAGCAAAGGCTTTTAGAAATTGAGTACTGTAACGACGCATATAAGGAATTATGTATGCATGTACTTCACAGGTCTTAATGCCACAAATAGTACCTAAATCATCAACTGTAAAAACACCACCAAATTCACCACCAATGCTAATCTGAAATAAACCTTCATGTTCATTAAGGTGAGTAATTATATCTTCTTCAGTACAATCATCATGTACTAAGTTGTCGAAAATCCCTGTCTGGTAAAAAAGTTGAGAAACATCTCTGAAACTATCAACATTAAGTACTTCAATTAGCCCTTTCATATCCGCTGAGGATGTTGGCTTGTTATTATGATTTTTCCCCATAAACGTTCCTTGTTTTATGTTAGTGTAAATTTCCTCCAAACCCCATCTACGAATATATAGAGTCCTGCACCTAAACCACGGGGATTCCATGTAACCCCGTCTGCATATCGAATCTGTAATTCAACGTCTTTAGTTGGTGCATCAAATGTTTTTTCTGTAGCTATGTGTTCGCCTACGCTTGTAAAGCCTTCCTGAATACGGCGTAGTTCTCTTTCAACGTCGAACAGAGAACCAATAGTAGGTGCTGGTACATATACGCTTTTTTTATTTGCCATTATCGTTTCCCTCTTGGCGTTACATCTATTCCATAGCTGGTTAGCGTCCAGTACTCTTTACTGAATGCTTCAAAGCGGATAGAGATGTACCTTCCTGATACTCTAAAATCTGCCTTTCTATCTACGCCTACCTCAAACTCTACTGACTCACTCCAGGCTGGAGCATCATAAGGGTTCTCTGCAACGCCTACTGATATGAAAACCGTGCCAGTACCGGAGATCTGCGGATAAATACCCTTCACCATTTTGTGGCTCGTTGCTTCTAAGCCGTAATCGTCAAAATCGATGTTCTGTTTGATAGCGATGGAAGGCAAGTTAACAGAACCGCTTGAACCTTCGTCTACCGCCCACCAATCCAGTTCTTTAGTATTCACGAATAAGGAACCTCTTACGAAGTCCTGGCCTACGCCATTGAACGTTGTTGGATCATCGTCCATTAGCATTGTCTGCAAGTCGATTAAGCGATCATTGTCAGTGGGAAGGATGCCGTAACTGATTGTGGTTACGTTTGGTAGTTCACGGTATGTCCACGTGTTGCTGTTAAGCGAGTAGATAGCCGCTCTATCCAGTGCTGCCCCTTTCGATGAGGGATACAGTACCCATACCTCTTGCTTCGCCGGATATGCCTGTACTTTAACGTTCGCTGTTTCCCCTGCTGACATGGTTTCGAACAGATCGCGTTTAATCTTGTTCTCAATGATGGACTCCCATGTACTGCCGTTGTGGATCACTATATCGGACGTTGTAACTAAGAAGTGACCGCCTTTCACCTGAGCAACACATTCTGGAGCCAGTATTGAAAGGTTATCGAAGATCTTACGGAACGTGAAAATGTCATTACCGCCCACGTAAGTTACCAGGAAGACTTCTTGCGAGGTGTACAGAATGAAGTACTCACCCATAGGTAAACCATCGATCAGCTTACCTCGTGCTTCTGAGAGGTCATTGAACCCTGCTGAGCCTGTAGTACTGGTAGCGTCCCATGATGGCGGTGCTTCATTTGGTAGTGCTATGTCTGACCAGCGGATACGCTGTGTATAGTCAACACCATCTTCTAACATGCCAATTGCGATTAAAAAATTTTTGAACGCACGTAACTTACTGGTACGCCAGTTAACAGTACTTCCATTTTCAGTACCCCATGCTGTTAGATCTTCAAATCGGTTAGATGTGGGTTTAAACATCTGAGGTACGTTAGATTCATTGGTGAAAATAATTACGTTTGATAATTCAGTACAGAACCATTCATCTGAAGTTAGGTAATCACCTGTGTTACGCGAAACATCAATATTTGCTACACCAGTAGCACGAATAATTTTGTCGTGAGTACTGTAAAAAATGTTGCCGTTCTTTGGATATATTTTATTAACTTGATCAGTTGAGGGAATCATTACTGATTCACGTGTTCCTGACTTACTTAAGCCGCCATTTTCAAAAGAACAGTTACGTACTTCTGTCCATGCATTAGCAGGCGTTTCAAATGGTGGAACATCAGTAATTACTCCGTACTGAGACAGTCCTTTTATGACTACTTGTGTCATTTATTATTCTCCTAATAGAAACGGGGATGTTGTATCCCCGTTCTTCTCCATAAGTGGGCGATTTTAATTAACCAGTACGTACCCAAATGTATACTGCAACGAACGGTTGCATGTTGTTATGTGCGGCATTACCACCACGCCAGTCTGTATACCTTGTGTTGTAGTTGATTTCGTTAGAACCCTGGCCTACGTGGTTAGAACCACCGCCTGTATTACCACCATAAGCTGCAATACCACCCGTAGCATGTTGGTGACTTGGCATCTCTGCTTCAGTCAGTACGTGTTGGTACTCACCACCTGCTGAACCTGCCCCATAGTTACGGGCTTCGCCGCGTGAGTCTGATGTTTGCCCTACACCGATCAGTACTCGACCTTGAGAGTATGCAGCCCATGTACCTTCCCCAAAGAAATCACGAGGATTGTTACCACGCGAGTAGTTCATATAGATTGAACCTACCGGATACATCATGTTTGTGACGTTAGTACGCATCTGTGCCCAACCGCCAGCCCCAGCATCCAGCCCTGACATTAGGTTCTGTAATGCTACGTTCCTGTTACCTATATCCCCAAGGTTATTAACTTTGAGTAAGTACCGGCCATCGTTGTAAGAACGCGGCTGTACAGCAGTACTGTTTTCAGATGCCTGTACATTAATGAGCGGGCTATTCTGCATATCCCATGCAGTGCCATTACGCTTCAAATATGTTTTGAGATTATTAAGCTCATCTGAGGTAATGGTTGTTTGTTTATTGATATTGGGAAATGATTGCTTCATGGTCTTCTTAATTTCACGCAAGAAATCATCGACCATTGAAACAGTATCAACGGAACCTACAGGGTTGTTAGTGTTCATCTCCGAGATATAGTTACTATTATCTAAAGGCATCTTTTAATGCTCCTTGTTATTATTTTTGAGATCCATCTCATGAAAGTACTGGCAAGTTAATGCCAGTACTTTCATTGTTATTTTCTTATTGTTTTGTACATATCCTGTTTTGGCTTCATCTGCTTATAGAGTAAGTACATACCCAAACCTCTCAAGATTTCACCACTCCAGAAGCCAAAGAACATCCCATTGTTCTCTACACCATTTCCGGTATCGAGGCGTACAGCAGGACTCCATGAGCCATTCATGATATGTCCAGGTATTCCGGTATTGATGAAGTTACGTTCCAGTTCCCCTACCACATCTTCAATGAACTCAGGCAGTACTGATAGCGTCGATCCTGCAAGTACTGCGAAGCATGAACCAGCTAACCATAAACCTGACATATGCCCTGTGAAGTCTGTAGTATCGAACACGCTACTACCATCCGTGTTCCAGTCTGTAGGCGTACAGCCATGTTCCTTGAACTTCTGAGCTAACCATGTAGCCCAATTCTCTACGTACTGCTGCAACTTTACTGGTACTGGCTTGTTTTGGATCACCAACTCGTACCAGGCACGTGCAGCACTACAATAAGCCCTGGGCTGATAACCTGCCCATGCATGGCCATCACCCCAATGGAAGAATGTCCAGGTATCAGGTTTACCGTACTTAAGGTTGTCCCAACGGTTCCAGATGTACGCACTCATACCAGGCCCTAACTCCCCAAAGTTGTTGTAATAACTTTGTTGAGATGACCATAAAAAATCGATCATATTATTCAGGTGAGTACTCCATTCGTTGGGTACTCGATCATGGGTATAGATGAACGGATGCATGTACCCCGGATAGGGTGATCCCCGCCATCCATCGAACTGAATATTGTCTGGAACAGAAATATTGCTGAACGGTATAACACCAGGCGTGAATGCTAAATTATTTTGCTTGTAATCAAGTATCGTACAATCACCTAATTTGGCAGTATGTGCAGCTTGACCAGAAATCGTCACGCTGTACTTCATGGTGTAGCCATCATCCAGTGAGAACGTTGGCGGTACATCATTCAGGCAATACCAGTAGAAGTGAGTTTCAGCATTCTCTACTGGTGTAACAGAGAACTCTTCCAGTACTGAGTATACCGGCGTGGACGGCCTTACTTCAGTATCAGCATGGTTAGGCTGATAGTCTCTTAGTACTAACTGGCTTGAGAAAAGATTTTGCGTAACGTAAGTACTGGTAGGCTGCAATGTCCACTGCCAACGCCAACCATTATCATCTTCAATGCCGATCTCTACCTGTCTGGTAGCTTTGTACGTAATGCTGTTCAGTACTGAAGTACCCGCATCCAGTAACCAGAAACCAATTCCCATACCTGCACTGTCTGATGTGAATACCGTATGATTAACTGTACCCTGACGGGAACCAAGTATGTTGTAGTCCGTCATCATCGAAGTACTTACATCTGGCTCTCCATACTTATAGACGCTACGCATATCAGCCATGAAGTACTCTTTGCCGTTAAGGTCAGTGACAGGCGTTAGAGAGCTAAGAGGAACATCATACGTCTGCACAGCAGTACTGGTACTCTGTGGTAAATCGTACTGGTACTCACGTGCTGATGGATCTTTATCCGTCTTCTGCTGTGAGAGTATCAACCTGATACGGGCACGTAACGGATTACCGGCATTGTCTACCCCGCCATATTGAGTACGTACTTTAGAGTCCTTCGAAATCCTGAACCATACCGCCTGTTGTTCTAAAGTACTTTGTGCCTCTGCACTTTGATCGATAACTATGTACCCTTCTGAATCACGGCTGTAAGTAGCTTCTTGTTCGCTTGGATAGAAGTAGTCATACGATATACCATCAGTAAAAGGCGATTTGTCGTTAGTACTTTTACGGAAGAAGCGATCATACAAATCAATTTCAGAATATGACTTACAGGTTTCTAAAGAACATTGCCATGCACGGTAATACACATCCTCGCCAGTGATTTTCCATAATAGATATGCAGCATCCGCAAACCATTGTTCTGCATCGGCTGCATTTCCGAAATTACCTTTAGTTACGGGTACGTTGACCGGTCTATTATGCCAAGCAGAGTTAGTAGGCATTAAATAACCACCAAACTCTACCGGTACTTTACCTGTGAAGTTAGTTTTGTAGTCGCCATTAATAGAAGAATCTTTTAGCTGCATAGTACCTTTCTCATCTTCTGAGTGTCCGGTACTCAATACATTGCCATCCCAATCTATTTTTTTACCTTCCCAATTGATGATCCAGTCAATGTCATACTGCTGACCGTCATTACTCCAATCAGTACTACCATCTGCTTTCAATGCCTGTACTGAAGCGTTGATAGCATCCCATGCAAGTTCACCTACAAAGGCAAAGGTAGCTTTATCGAGGTACTGACCAAAGTAAGGTGAACCATGCGGTACTTTGGTTAGACCATTTGTATAGGGAAGTAGTACACGTTTGAATCCAGAGTGTGTTGGTGATTCCCAATCGATAGGGTAATTTGCAAGTGATGGTTCCTTACCGTTGATGATCCAGTTACAGATATACATTCGTGGAATGTCTGGTACTGGTTCCTGATAGAAGTGGTCTATGTATGCCTGAAAAGTCTTCTTAGCCATATCAAGCTGCCATTCATCCCGAGTAGCCATGTATGCATAGCAATGACCAATAATCTGTAATGACTGTCCTTCTGTGGTAGCGTCTCCTCCAGGTTGTGCTTCTTGCATACTTGCTGCAATAAAATGACGGTTATTACTTAACACCATTTGTTCATTAAAAACATAGTGCTGTTTTCTACCATCGATGGTTTTACCCGTGTTTCTTTCAAGAAAGTACCTGTGCCCTCTTAAAAGTTGCAGTACATTACCAGAGGAATCTTTATCATTATCCCATATGCTATGTATCATATAACCCTCTTTATTAATTCATGTTAAACCATCCACCATTAAAGAAGCCTAACCATGTATTACCACTGTCATAGCTGGCGAGAGTAAGTACATCCATTATGTTTGCATCTAATGATAGTTGTGGTTTTCTGTCCTGTGACCACTTCACGTTTGCAGGCCAATTAATGGCACGATCACCAAAAACATCTTGCAGTACTAACAATGTAATCTGACGAAATGCAGACTCGCCGCCATATGGTGCAAAGGTGAGATTAGTACTGGCACGGTCTAACGTAATGTGAAATACGGATGCAGTACTTGCGTCAATTTTGATCGAGTCTGCACCAGCCAACGTTTGTAATTTGTAGTTGGAAGCAATTGGAAACGGGTTTGCTTCCGTATAGTACCGGTACTTCATGCCAGTACTTGTTTTTGCGAAGATTACGCCATCCTCCTGTAGTCCTAATATAGCCTTAGAGTTACCGTGCATGATCTCTAAATCGGTTGTGAGATTGTTCATACGTAACTCAGAACCGTTCGCCCCAAATGCCAGCCCAACACCCTCATTAGGTGTGGTTGCGTTGAAGGAGAACAGCCCTGTGATGGTCTGTGCCGTAGTCTTTACTGCTACATCAGGTTTACTGGTAATGTCATTCCAGCCTGGCGACCATGTTACAGAACGGGCACCAACCATATCTGCCGTGTAGTCACCCTTCTGTGGGTACACAGCCCCATGACGCTCATTGAATAGAGCGACACCAGATACAGCACCTGCTGCCAGTTCCATGTAGTGCTTTGCCTGATCTGCATCGGCTGCGGCTGATGACTGTGAGTTAATCGCACTGGTAGCTGCCAGTTCTGCACGCTTGGCGTTTTCCTCACTGCTACTGATCCATTGCGGATCGTCTGTAGCGAGAGAATCAAAAATCCCTGCCATTTAATATCTCCTTTTTAATAGTACCGCGTGATGTTGTCTGAGTTAGCCCACGTCACTAAAGTACTGCCCTGATATGATTCCCTTAGTAGTTGCTCATGTAGTCCTGCTAACGAGGTTTCAGCCATGTTACGCCAGTACTGAGCCTGGTCTGGCTGACCGTCAAAGATGTATGCCTGCTCCAGTGCTACCCATAGTAGAAAGTCTGGTACGGCAATCAGATACAGGTTGCTGGAATTACTTACATCAAGCTTTTCTGGTGCAATGTAATAAACCACCTCAAAAGCGGTATCAGTACTGACAGCTTTATCCAGCTTGTACTTGTTGGATACTGAGGCAAAGGCTATTGGCTGATTAGAGTAGTTCTGTACGTCATATATTTTTTCATAGGACTGACGATACAGAATCTGATTGTTCGACCGGTTACGGATTGATTTTAATTCCAGTAAGTTTTTAGGTGCGGTCAGATAGTCATAGCCTGCACTCACAGTGAACACATCCACCTTTTCAGCAGCAGGATGACGTAAACGGCGATCTAATTCAGTTTCGGCAAAGTACACCCACGCTGGAATTTTACTAATGAAATAAGCTTCCTTAGTATCAACGTATTTTTGTACATCCGTGTACAGGTCAGATACGTTTTGGTATTGAGCCATTTTATATCCTTATAAAATAAAAAAAGGGTAAGGCACAGACAAAATTTGTCATTATGCCCTACCCTTGAGGATTGGTTAATTAAGTACTAAGTACTTAATTCAATTAAACTTTAACGTTAGTGATTAGACCAGCAGATTTGAATGAGCGGTTTTTCAAGCCACATTCAACGATTAATTGACGTGCTTCACTATCACCAGTTTTAGCCAGTTCATTTAGGCTATATGGACGTAGAGTAACAAGTTCCCACATAGATGAATCGAATACATAAATGTCACCAATACCAGTACTTGCATCATACTTCGCAAGGCGGTTATTAATAATATCGACCGCACCTACTGGAGATGTATAACGAACGACATCATTAACGATCTCAGTACCGTTACCTACATCACGTAGTACTCCATCACGTTGAGAAATGGCTTTAACCAGTGCATTACGTACACGTGGGTGACACATGATGTAGTCTGGTGTTGCACCATTTTCGAATAGACGAGTTAGAAGTTCATCAATTACATCAAGAGTAATTACAGCGGATGCCTGATCAATAACGTTACCAGCATCGACCTGTGCTTGATAAGACGCAGTTAAACGCCCTACAGAAGCAGTCTCACCTGTTTTAACTTGGCCTGATAGAAAAGCAAATTCCTGATCACGTTTTAGTTCTTTAGCACGTAGTTCAACCTGATGTGCAAGCTTTTGTTTTTGACCAGCAATACTTGTAACCATTGCAGAACCAGACAGGCGTACAGTCTTGGTAAAGATTTGCGTATAGTTGTCGTGTTCGATTAGAACATTGTCAACATGGTCTTTTGCGTCAGCACCTTCTTTTGCACTGTTACTACCAGCGGCTGCAAGTTCTTCTTCAGTCCAGTAAAATAGTACGTTATCAATAGTACTTTTAACGATCATCGAAAGGAAGGGGGTAGATTCCGGTGAGATGTTTTCGACAATATCCGAAAGTGCTTTGTGTTGTCCCTTTAGATTGGCAGTTAATTGTTGTGCCATATACTTCTCCTAATTTCTTATAATAATTTTGATAGCAGATCCTGTGTAACTTTGGATTGTTCCCTGCCCCTCAACTGTTTTTGTCTTTGAAGTCCTTTCTCGATTTGTCGAGATTTACTTCCTTTTTGATCTGTCTTTTTAACAGGGGCACTCAAATGTGATTTAGACTCAATCTCTTTTTTCTTCTCAGTTTTTACGTTCTTGTTAGTACGCTCCTGTAGCTTCTGGTATTGCATTGCGTCATACACAATGTCCCATGCTTCAGGCGAAGTCATACTAAGTACCATATTTTCAGTAAACCCACGGTTTGATAGAAATTTGTCTAATTCATTAATAGTACCGGCATTGAAGCCATCACGAGTGTTTGCCATCTCCTTAAAGATGTTCTCGATTGTTTTTGCGTTTGATTGACGCATTGAATTTGTAGTTTCACGAAGAATATCATCTGCTAATTCAGAATCTTTCTTAGCTTGGATGTATCGTGAGTGGAATTGATCGTACTGTTCAGGGGTAGTTTGTTTGCGTAACCCATCCCAACCGCCCAATTGCTTTAATGCACCATCTAAACGTTCTATTTCGATGTTTGCATTGAACTTGACAGCCTCAGATCTTTGAACTGCTTTACTCATTTCAGATTCAAGATTTTTGCGTTGTTCTGAAAGTTCCTGAGTCTTTTTGGTATAGTCTTTTTGTCTCATATACCCACTTTTGAGATCCTTACCTGTAACGGTAACTTCCTCACCGTCGATAGTAAGTGTGAAGTTATGATCATCAATGTTGCTGGCCTCAGTACTATCAGTACTGTCATCATCGCTTTCATGTTCTTCATCTTCGCTATCTGCGGTTGACTCTTCTTCTGCTTCATATTCGTCTTCATCGTCATGAGTACTTTCTTCGGTAGTTGATTCGTCGGTGTCAAGTTCCTCTTTTTCTACATCATGAGATTGTTCCGCTGGGGAGTCTGCTGGCGATTCAGAATCTAAGAAACTTAGAATTTCGTTTGTTGTTTCGGACATAAGTATTCCTCACTATGCATAGTGATAATGGTTATATTTGTAAGATGTGTTATTTCAGTTATTACGTATTAGTAGTCTGATACATCTATAGGATTGGAAAGTATGTGTTTTTGTTCTGCCGCACTGAATGTAAGTGCGTTAATCTTTCCAATAATGCGTTGTAGTGCCTGATACTCATAGTGAGAAATCACAGCATCATCAGGTGACTTTTTAATCCCTGATAAAATATCTTCTTCGACTTGCACAAGAATCTCTTTGAATACTGGATTGTTCAAACACTCTGAACGCAAGGATTCAAACTTCATTAGTACTTCATTGTCATTCATTCATGCACTCCATAAATTAATCCCGTATTTCAGTACGGGTTCCATTTAGTGGACTACTTTACTCAACTTCAGATACAGAAATCACAGCACTGGTATAACTGATATTTTTGATGAAAATATCTCCAGTACTGGATACGGTAATAGAATATGGGGTAACAAGTTCGAAGCCATCGTGAGAAGTATTTGAAGTAGTTCTGATAACGATCTTTGCAGTCGATTTGTTTTGTACTAACAGTGCCTTCCCTGTTGAGTCAGGGAATACTGTATACAAGGAGATCTCACCATCAGCGGGGATTGTGTAATCAGGGTAAGTAGTTTTCATTGTTATTCCTTATTTTATTATTGTGGGTCTACCTGGAAGTACGAACTGTCACTTGCTTCTGCACCTCTGAACTTAGCTTTAACGCCTATACGGGTATTGCCATCAGTGATGCCGGTAGCGAGTCCGGTACTGCTGATAGAGGCAACGGCGGGATCATTACTGAAGAACTCAAGCACCAGTTCTGGATGAGTTACAACTTCAGCAGGACTGATCGTGTACGTTAGCTGGTAAGTCTCCCCAACTTTGATAGTACTGGTACTGTCTGTGTAAGCTGAGAAGGTTGAGGTAACAACGCCAGAGCTATCCGTAACAGTACTGCCATCGGTGTTAGTCAACGTGACGGCAATACTTACCCCACTACCATCTTTCAGTACCGTCCAGGTGCTATCTGCATTGATCTGAACAACGGTACTGTCAGTGGATGAGTACTGTGCGGTATAGCCGGTAGAGGCTTCTGGATTCGTCGTGAAAGGTACTTGAGGGTTTGTACTACCGATAATCGCTAAGCCCACAGAGCTAAGGTATACGGCCTCTGCGGGTACTACTGGTGCGTTAGTACTGTCAGTCTTGAGGATACCGATAGAAGCGGTTCGGTATGTCTTATTGGTGAGATATACGGTTACGTCCTGATCAACAACTAAGGTTTCCCCTACCTGTAATTCGTATCCCTGCATTGTATTGTTTGAAGCACTTATTAGTACTGGAGTAGTTTTAGGCTGAATCAAATATGGTGCAGTTTGATTTACTTCCTGAGTACTATTAGGTGCTAATGAAATGTCGCTTAGTGTTTCGGACATTATTAACTCCTGTAATTTTAGGGGAAATCCATTCCCCCTTTAAATTGATGTGAAAATATTATTTCCAGATTTAATTTCAGCCTGAGCCATTTCTTCTTTAAGAGCTTCTTCTTTCTCAAGTAGTGCCTGCTTATCAGCCATGTTCTGCAACTTGCCATCGGTTTCATCCTGCTTGCGGATCTGCTCATGTGCCATGTTTTGCATGTCTGCCTGAGCTTGCTGCTCCTGAAGCACAACCTTACGTTCATCCAGTTCAAGCTGCTTCTGAGCCATGTTGTTCGCAGTACTTTGAAGTACCTGATTCTGATCTGAAAGCTGCTGTAGCTGTTGAGCCATCTGCTGCATTTGCTGTTGTAGCTGAGATAGCTGCTGCGTGAGCTGGTCTTTTTGCTGGATAGTACTGTCATCGTTCATGTAGTACTGAGCATCTGCAATATCCATGAGTTCATAACTCTTCACCATCGCGGCACGGATGTTACTTGCACTGGCTAACTTAGCGAGTTCAGTACCTGGTGCAGCCGTTGCCAGTACTTGTGCAAGGTTGCCGTACTTCTGGCTTTGTTCAAGTTTGGCTGTAGTACCCAATGGTGTCTTGATACGTACATCACGTAGTTCAGGCCATTCGTTGGGGTTAATAGTAAGTCGCTCACCATCTACCTGTAGTTCCCATGTACTGAAGTTTTCACGCAACATGTTGTACAGAGTTTTGACAAGAGGAATGATCGCACCGTTGAGTAGTGTGTTGATCACACTCTTCTGTACTAACTGTCCTTCTGACAAAATCATTGCGGCTGATTGAGTACTGGAGCCTGCCGCAAGAGCTTCACCTAACATGCCCTGACCAACAAACGACATACCCGTACCGGATTCACGCATGGTATCGAGCATCTGTAGTAGTCCGGCTGAATCACCCATCAATGCAGAAAGCTGGATAGGGTTGATCGTGCCTGGATTTTTTACTGCAATACCAGTACCTGGACTGGTGTTAAAAATATCTCGTACATTGTGAAGCTGTTCAGGGTTGTACTCAAAGCGTGGACGGCTTGCCATTTCGTTATACACGAACTGTTGGCGTAGTAATCCGGTACGGGCACTCTGAATACTCTTAGTTAGGGAAGGTGCGAATAAGCAGGTCATTTCTTCCCAAGCTGACTCGCTGATTAAAATTTCGCGGATCTGGGCCGATTT